CAGATAGGCTTGATTTGCCATTTAGAAGGTTCGTAAAAACATGGACATCATCAGATGAACAAGGGAAGGAAAAAGCCGCATTGTTATGGACTACAACAATAGACAAATCAGAACGCCTATCTAATCGTGAAAGGAATCTACTAACAAAATGTCGAGAAGTAATATATGCTCGTGGTGCATTGAATGCTCAAACATTGAAATCATATGGAATTCAAGCAAGTCCGGCTGAAATCTCTTCGTTGATAAAATCGCATGGTTTCTTATTCGATTTAATATCAGTAGGGCAATTTAGTAAATCAGTAGGTAGAGGTTTATTCTATGACATAAAAAGAAGAGATGTATTGATTAAAGATGCAGATCGGTTTATTGCAGGTTTGATTGAAAACAATTCAAAATTCAAGATGGATACTAGACTTAACCCTAGAATTGAATTAGGTTTTCATGCGCCTACTGCACCGTGGTATGCAGACGCACTATGCAAAGAATTAGACACTACTAATATCACGTCTAATTCAAATAAGATTGTTATAAACGGAGAATCAGCAGTAAAGAAAGCCTTAGAATTAGCAGAACCATATCTTAATGGACACTCACCTGACGCAAGAAAAATGTTGAAAGGTCTAAGGGGCGATGAAGATGCTCTTTTGGTTTTAGCATATGAAAATATGAGCCAAGCAGAACAAATACAATTACTAAAATCTCAAAGAATTGATGACGAAGAGATGACAAGGAAAAGAGAGGCGGTGATGATAAATGGTTGATGACAAAAAAATGGAGAGATTGTTTTCTGCTATTGGAGTAGATATGGAGAGGTATAACACACCTATTCCATCCATGCCATTATTTACACAAGGTATTCAAGAACCTGCATTATTACAAGGAATTACTATACCTGCATTGTATGCTGCGGCTTACGAATGTATGGTCTTACGTTCTATTTTACAACATCTTTCTGTTGAAACATTCAGAAAAGGTTGGGATTGGGATGCTAAGTTTGTTTGCAAGTGCAAAGAATGCGGGGAAGAGTATCAACAACAACTGCAAGAATGTAAATCATGTGGCGGAGAAGTGCGAAAACCGGATAGAGGCCAAATCGAATATGCAGATGCAATCTTGAAAGGCGGCAATAGAATGACTCAAAACTTTGTAGATGTTCTTCGTGAAGTAGAAATGGATTTGAATATAGTAGATGATGCCTACATAATTCTTACAAAAGAATACTTTGTTGATCCTGAGACTAAGCAACCTCAATTTTTCCGTGTTCGTGAAGTATCAAGGGCTGACCCTATATTCATGCGTATTCTTTCAGATAAAAGAGGAATTAGAGGAGGCACACAATATACTAGCCTTATTGACCGTTCATTTAGAACAAGCGACCCCAAAGGCAAATGCCCTGTATCGGGTATGCCTGTTGTGCCAATTCATTACATGAATCTTGCAGGTGTTGGAAACGGGCAAGTATATACTGAGGGTGAAGTGATACACATTAGCAAATGGTCGCCATCGAAACTGTATGGTCGAAGCCCTGTTGCTACTATGTGGAGACAAGTCAATACATTGATTGCTATGGATAACTATGTTTATTCAGCATACCAAAAGAGAAGAATGCCTAGAGGTATCATGGTTATCAAGTCATCAAACATGGAAACTGTCGAAAGAACAGCAAGAAATATCCAAGAACATCTTGAACGTGATCCTAACTATGTGCCGACCATAGGTGTTGAAACAGAATCAGGTAGAGGTGGAATAGAGTATGTTCGTATGATGGACACGCTTGAAGAGTTACAATACATACCAATCAAAGATGATATTAGACAGCGTATATCTGCATACTATGGTGTATCAAATGTATTCATGAATGATGTATCGGGCGGTGGTTTGAATAATGAGGGTATGCAGATTGTTGTAAGTAATAGGGCAATATCATATGCTCAATCCGTGTATAACCGTATTGTGTTCCCTGCAATCATGGAAGCATTTAGTATTACAGAATGGACATTAACTCTATCACCACATGAAGAAGAAGATGAAATCATGCAACTGCGCCGAGATGAGATGGCTATCCGTAACATGATGCAGATGAAGCAAGCAGGATATGAGGCTATGTTAAGAGATCAGATTGATGATAAGTATCTGAACTTTGACTTTAGAGAGCCGTCTGCCGAAGAAATCCAAGCAAAACAGCAAGAGGCTGCGGCAGCACAAGGCGGCGGGGGCGCACCACCCGTAGCACCACCTGTTCAAAAATCTGAGGAGGATGAGTTAGAATGACCGCATTTGAGAAGGCTTGGGATATTGCAAAAGCGGATTCTAATTGTTCTGATTGCGGATCAAAGGGTGTAGTTCGTTATGTTGCATTGGCTTGCTCTCAATGTCATGAAGCCAATTGGGATAACCCTAATTTTGACCCCGAAGAAGCCGATTGGATTATTGATTCAATTTCTGCGAAAGAACAATTAAATAATCAGCATCTTCAATGCCCTTTGTGTGAACAAAACACAGGCAAAGTAAGGTATTGGGATATGGTATGTCCTGATTGTTATAATGAATGGATGGATGATATATGACCGCATTTGAGAAGGCTTGGAAAATGGTAAAGGCCATCCCTCACGAGATACCACCACTACGTCAATTACAAGACGAAAGCCAAAGATTTAGAGATACAGCAGGTTCATCTCCTAAATATGTAAAACGTAACGAAGGTGGCACAAGTGTTTCAAGCAAAAAAGGCGATAAGAGAGACATGAAATCATCATCTGAAAAGATAATTGATGCTCGATTAAACCGTCTAGGATTAGGCGGGCAACGTGGTGAGGGCAAGGGCAATTCTCATTAAGCATGGTATAACTAGAATAAGGTGAGCGACATGAGCGAAGGGTTTGGAATAATAAGCAAAATGGATCCAATGGCACGAAAAGCGCAAGCATCAATTGATGCAATGCAAAAGGCTATTGATTTGAATAATAGAGATGATATAGCGAAACATTTGAAGGATGCTTTGAATGCATTAGCAGTAGTATCTAGTGATTTAGATTTGCATGATAGTCTTGCAAAACAGATGGCTAATACCACTACCGACCAAGATTTAGGGGCTATTATCAAACACGTCAATACAGAAAACGACTTCCATGCAAATGACGGTGCTATTGCATTGGGTGTTGTTCGTGCAGGTCGAACAGATAAGATTTACAGACCACACATTGTATATTGAGGTGATTTAGATGACATGGAAACAAACAGGTTCAATTGCAGACCGATTAAGGGCTTTGCAAATATCTGATAGTTTGCTCATCAAAAATGACCCTATGGCTGCATCTATGGGTCAACAACCTCCTATGAATACACCCGGCCCAAATGGTGCAACAATGCCATTAACACCGGGAGAAGGAGATTATTCAGGGGTTGGCGAAGCAATTCACCAATTAATAGACTCGTTTGATATGCAAGGAGATTTGATACAGCAAGTTCACAAAGCCATATCACAACAAGCAAAAGCGGGGGTTGTTACTGATGCTTTAAGTCCAATCCAAGCAAAACTTCATAAATTAAGTGGCATTTTACTTGAAATTAAAGCAGCAGCACTACAAGTAAATGAAGGCCATAGTTCTGTTACAATGAATGATCCTATGCAATCTATGAGTCCAACAGGAAATCAAAGACTAATGGCGGGAACAGCAAGCCCTGTTTTTAGTCCTCAAGGAAATATGAGGCGAATGTAATGTCATCAGAAGCAGAATCTGTTGAATTACTAAAAGAGATGATAGAAGAAGTGAAACTTCTAAAGGCTCAAGTTCAACAACTTGAATTAGAAAACGCTGATTTAATCAAAGCAGCAGAAGATCCTACAATTATGATGAAGAGAAATGGGTGGCAAGCATTCATTACTCCTCATGCAGATGAAACATTTGACCCCCTCAATAGAGATGTTAATCCAATGGCAACTAATGTTGGCCCATTTTCAGGTAGCGGCGATATGATTACTAAATCTCGACATGATGAATTAAGAGAGTGGCAAGACTTAGAAAGTGAGATGAGATAATGAGTTTTGAAGAAGCGTGGGGTCTTGTTAAAGAAGATTTACCGATAGGTAATGCTGTTGATAATTCAGGGCCGGAAGGTGTTGCGGCTTTTGTTGCAGAAGTAAGAGATTTAGTAGAACAAGGGATGGATGTAATGTCGGCAGTTAGAAATGTGGCAACACTACTAGATCTTGATGGTAGAGATTTAATGAGAGCATATACGGAGGCATATAGATGAAATATTTTGACCCAATGAAAGAAACCCCTGAAGGAAGATTACTAAGCGTACTAAAATCTATTGAAAAAGAATTAGGTATTGAAAAGAACGTCAATCGTATGGGTTGTAAAATGGGGTGTAAAGAAGATGATTGCCCTACTTGTAATCCTAAGAAAGAAAAAGACATTAAGAAATATCAAGTTGAACCTAATGTAAGTAATGGTATGCCTCATTTCCATGAAGTATCAGGTGAATCAAATAGAGCAGCAGGATTTGGTACTAATCAAGTAATGCCATATACTGAAGAAGGAACAAAAAGAACATTCATTTCAGAAGTTGCAAAAATGCCTAGTGTAGCACAAACAGGTTATGATGTCAATGCATCTTCACTACATATGCATCTTACTCATTCAGGTGGACATTTCTCAAGTGTAAAACCAATTGAAGATTCACTTATGGATTTGAAAAAGAACGCAACGCAAGGTCAGTTGGGTGCAATTGATGAAATTGCGGGTTTGATTGAGCAAGTCTATGCCCGCCTGTGAGGTGGGAAAAATGAATGATGAATTAGTACGATTGAGAACAGAAGTTGTTCTTTCTTGTGTTAATGCACAAAATCCGCCTTTCGATGAATACTTATCTGTATTGAAAGATTCTGAAATAACTAAACAAGACATGGCTGCTTTGGCTATGATGGCAGATAGTCCACCATATTCTATGAGAGACTTAGGTTCTCCTATGTCTCCATCTCAAATGGTAATTCCTCAAGAATATCAAAAATACTTAGCAGGGCATACTAAATTATCAACTACATATCTAAATGATTGGCCTATGGCTGAACAGGATAATCGTTTTGGAGAACATCATCCATTTGGTATGAAGTCAAATTCATGCCCATTACTTCATGGGGCTGCATGGGGTGAACCATTGTATGTTGATCATTTATTCGATTTTATTACTCATTTAGGCGATGAAGAAAATATTGAAAAATCAGAAAGATTAACTTTGGCTCATAAGCACAAAGAAGGAGAACGCAATAATCGTTTATCTCCCGATGAGGCTATGATTTATGGCAATCCCGATGAATCTATATTAGATTTATACATAAAAGACGTAAATAGACATTCCAATTATGAAGAATGGCAAGAGAATAAAAAAGAACAACTATCTAAATTTGGTATGTTACCTTATCTATTTGGTTTAGAATGGAGTAATAATGACAAGAATGAATCAATGATAGATTTGTTAAAAGACCTTTCAAAAACAGATAGTTATTCTTCTCCCGAATCAAAAAGCATTAGAAACAATATGCAAAACAAAGCAGGTATGACATGGGATAGAGTATTACGATCTTGGCGAGATAGATTTACTCCTTTGAAAGCATGGTGGATGAGGCCAAGCGATAGACATGGCCCTACATCATCACCTATGGTTTCAGACCCCACATCTCACTTAATTCATCCATTCATTGATGATGAAGAATCGCATAACCATCATTGGTGGCAACCGTTTCAGCGTTGGGGCGGTGTGGGGCGAGACTCAAAATCTCTTGACACTATCTTAAAACAATCATATCCTGATATATTCAATGAAGGTTGGTTATCTGATTTCTTAACAAACGGGGTGGAGATAGATTCACCTGCAATGCTTAGTGGTAGTCATTTCCCTGAATTGGCACGAGATTCACCCGATAATTCACATATGCATACCCCTACTTCAATAGGAGATGTTGATTTTGAAAGAAGAAGGGCAAGTTGGAGTCATGCAGCAAATCATCAACATCTTCATCCCTCACAAATAGGGGGTCAAGGTGCAAGAATGACAATACCAACAAATGCGTTTTCAATTAGCCCATTCGGTAGAGCGATGCAAGGAGTTACTGATTTAGGAGTAGCAAGAGGGGGTATGTTTAGGGAAAACCACCCTAACTCTAATCCTATGTGGCATGATTTGCACAATGCACATTATAATGAGACTGATATTGCACTTAGGATGAAAATGATGGAAATGGCAAAGGGGCTTAGAGAAAAGCATGGTAATGCATTGTTTTCTCCTACAACAACTGAAGATATGAATGCTAATACTATTGCAAGAGGCAACATTCAACAATTGGCTGCGGCTGCTAACATGGCATTAATGAGAGGAAAACACGGAGAGGGCGTGTTCGGAAACGTGCATCCATCCTCAAAAAGAGTAGCCCCCCCTATCTTTAATTCAGGAAATACAGATGCATGGGGGCATAACATGAGTGCTAACCTAGCATGGAAATGGGATCCTCGTATTAACGATATATCATTTGATGTAAAAGAACAACCATTCAATCTATTACAAAGAACAGCACATGAAGGATTAGTTAATGGATTAAACATGAATCATCATATGCACCCTATTACACCTAAGACAAGAGAAATAAATGCTTTATCCGCACATCCAACAGGGAGTATGTCTCTAACTACTGATTTACATAAATCTGATGATTATGAACAAACAGGCGTGTTTGAATCATTAATTGAACCTGCTCACGTCATAAGAGATTTAGATGATATGGAAACACTCAAAGGCTTTAGCGGAGAATGGGTAGTTCAAAAGAAACCAAAAGGAAAAAGAATTATGGTTAAGAAAAAGGGCAAAAGCATAGACCCTACAAGTTTGCCCACTAAAGTAAAGAAGTCTCTAAAAGATACAATCAAGGGTGATGCAACATTTGATGCTTATGTTGATGGCGATTTGCTTACTGTTGTAGATTTGTTGGTACATAAAGATACAGACATGGCAGTTGAGCCATTAAGTGATCGAGTAAATACATTAAGGACACTATATACAACAACAGACAATGTTCATTTCCCATCTCCTAATTCATGTGTTACTACTGATGAAGATGGATTAATGAAAACAATTGCTACATTAGATAAAAGTGATTTACTAATTAGAGATGCACATTCGACTTTTATCAAAGGCAAAGAAGTCCATCCGAAGTGGGTTCTTTATCCTCAAGACGATATATCGAAAGCATCTCCTTTGCCTCCTTTGCCTGAAATGAGTTTGAAGGGCAATCAAGTTGTCTTAGAATATCCTGCAATATTTGAGCCTGTAATTGTAAAAACAGATATGGATGATGAAGGGTTCTTTGTAGTTGATTACGAAGGGCCATCTCATTTAATTAAACAAGCAAAGGCACAATTTGTGATTTGGAGTCCTGTTGCAGGTATTTTCCTCAAAGAAGGTGCGGCAGGTGGTGCGGCAGGTGGTGCAACAGCAAATACGGGAACAGTTACGTCATCAGATAGCGGAACATTACGACCATTGCATTCTGCTCGAAAACGCCCTCTAAAAAGAAAATCAATGGATAAAGCCCCTGAAGTTATGACTGAAGAAGAAGAAAAAGGTTCTATTTCAACTATTATGCGCTATGCAAGAAGGGCTATTGCAAATGCCGATGAATCAATGAAAGAGAAAAGATTGATTGGGATTATTGATGGTTTGACATCTAAGAAGTTAGAATTGTACGGTAATGAATACGGGCTTGAAAGAACAGAAAGTGGAGAATGGACTGTAAATGAGGCTATTGATGACGATGTAGCAGAAAAATTTGCATTTCCTAGAATGAATAGGGCTTCAGCAGATGGTGGCGCATGGTCGGGAATGCAAGCAGATCTTACTGCACCGACAGGGCCAACGGAAATTACTGACGAAGAAAACACCACTTTTGGCAATCCAAAAAGGGAAGAAAGTGAAGAGACTATGGATGATATGTTTAAGCCATTATCTATGAGAGTAACAACAGATGACGGAGAGGCTGTTTTAGATATGAAAGAGGGAAAAGCAATACTTCGTTATCCCGGTAAAGAAAAAACTCATGATGAAGATGAAAACGATGTAGTGCAAGCCACTCGTGATGATCATGTCCTATGAGGGCTGTCAGTCCTGTCATGATGTTATTCATATACTATTGAGAAAAGTATGTTCGATTAATGGCAACGGCAAGCATGAGTCAGGGATGGTCTGCTGTCGGTGAAACGTCAGATAGATGGATTCTAAAAGAATCTAAAGGAGAAGATCTATTTGTAGCAGGATATGCTAGTGTAGATATGGTAGATAAACAAGGAGATAGAATACCAACTTCTGCTCTAACTAAGGCATTTAGTAAGTTCATGGATAACAAAGCATTTCGTAATGTTCAGTTAGCACATAGCGGAATCCAAGTAGGAGAAGTAGTTGATAACTATACAGATTCACAAGGTCGCTTATGGAAATCTGAGGTAGATAACCACGGATTATTCGTAGTATGTAAAATACGCAGCGATATTCAGAAAGCACGAGAAGTGCAAAAGCAGGTACGAGATGGTGATCTTCGTGCCTTTTCAATAGGTGGACAAGCATTGTTCCGTGTATCTAAGCATACACCTGAACATGGAAACCACCGTGAGATTACGGACTTGGAATTGCACGAGATAACTTTGTGCAAGAAAGGGATTAATCCCGAAGCCCGTTACACAATCCTCAAAATGGATAATGAAAATATACAGGAAGTAAATAAAATGACTGAAAGCGAAGCATTAGTAGAGATAAGAGAAAGTCTGACAGGGATATTAAAACATCTTGACACAGACTCGATAACAAAGACCGAAGAAAAATCCGATGAAAAAATGGGATACAAAGGCGACAAAGAGGATAAAGATATGAAATCCAAAGATGAAGCCAAAAAGAGTAATGATGGTGCAGTAGCATACATTGACACTCTTGAGAAGTTTGCTCACGAACAAGGAGTAGATTTAGATGGTCTAAGAGGCCACTTCGGATTAGAGAAAGCATACTTACAAGAAGGTAGCGGCGGATATTCACACCGAGGACAGGGCGACCCAATCGGTTCAGGAGAAGATGCAACACTTGCACCTGCCCCATCTCTTGAAGGGCCAAGTGGAAACAAATACGTCATCAAGCAACCGGGAGTTGCAAACATGGCATACAACGCACCATCCGGCAGTAAAAACATCATTAAGAATGAAATTACATCTGAAGGATTAGAGCGTGGATACAGGGCATACGCATCTCTAAGAGATGAAGAAGCATTGAAATCTCTTGTTAAGTCAGATTGGGAATCACGTTATGACGCAGAAACTGCTAGAGCATTAGAAGTTCAGAAAGCATCTGATTATAGCGGTCAAATTGCTACACTAAAAGCAGAAATTGATTCACTACGTTCAACTGCTGTCGAGACAGCATCTATACAGAAATCTGATGTTTCAGATATTCGCATTCCAACCCACGAAGAATTTGCCGCTATGGGCAATGACCTTGATGCTTGGATTGCTACTGAAGATCTAGCAAGGAGGGCTTTGAGAGGCGCATAAGCGTTTTTCGGGTACGGATAATTGGAGGAAAAAAATATGAGTGGATCACGAGGATACTTACGCACAATTGAAGATATGGAAAGGCTATACTACGGGGCAGGTGCAGGTGCTAACGCATGGGCATACTCCGGTACAGACCTTTTGAAGGCTGACTCGCCTTTAGTGAGCAGCACAACCGGAACTTATCAGGCTATATTTGGCCGTAAAGTTTGGTCGCAACTGAACCAAGAGTTCAATGCGTTCTCTATACTACCTAAGAAACCGTGGGAAAAGAGTGGTTGGAGGGTCGTTACTGACAAACCATCATTCACAAGCGGTGGCGGTGTTGCAGAAAACGGAACACTACCTGACACAAGCAAGCCTGTATTTGAGGAAGTCAGCACAAAACCAAGAACAGTAGCGCACACTTTCGACCTATCAGAAACAGCAATGTTCCTAGCAGACAAAGATGACGGTCTTGGAGATGCAAGAGCAGTTATGAAGATGGAAATGGCAAAACACCACGCTGAACACATCAATAAAATGCTATTAGAAGATGTAGATACACTAGCAGGAAACAATTTCCAAAGCCTAGATCGTGCTTTATCATCTTCCTTTACAGAATCTGCAACAGATTTCGTATCTGCAATTACAGACCACAACCAATACAGCATTACCCGTAATGGTGCAGGGGCAGGGTCTGCACAATGGTACGATGCTAATGTGGATGCAGGTTCAGCAGGTGCAGCAAGAGCATTGTCTCTAAACATCTTAGATGGAATGTTCAGAAGCGTATGGGAGAAAGGAGGACAGCCTAAAGTTATCCTTACAGGATACGATACATTAGAGAAAATCCAACAACTCTTACAACCACAGCAAAGATTTACTGAAATGAAGAGAGTTGTACCGGGTGTAAACGGTGTAAAGGGTGTTCCGGGTATGGAAGCAGGTTTCGTAGTTGCAACATACAACGGTGTACCACTAATCCCATCCAAAGACGTTTTCGCAGAATCAGGCGAACTTTCAAGAATGTATTTCATGGATACAGATTATATGTATTTCTGCACAGCAAAACCAACCCTATACCACGAGTCAGGTATTGAAACCGGAGATCCTTTCGGAATCAACAGACTAGGGCAAATGGGTATGTTTCACACTATGGGTGAACTATGGCAACTATTCTACCGAGCGCATGGAAAAGTGAGGGATATCGCTGCTTAAGTGCAAGTGTAGGAAATAAACGGAGGAAAAGAATATGGGTAACACTAATTTAACCGGAAACGGAACAGCAATACTAGATACACGACTATGGGCAGGAGTAGGTTCTGATGATACTACTTGGCAAACAGGTGCTGCAACAGGCACTATCAGCATGGGCGTGGTAGATGTAGTAGTAGCAGATGGAGATGCGGCTTTCGTGTACGATCTTGCACTATCAACAAACGCAATAACAGGAACTGCATTAATCGGTATCCTTAGCGCACACAACATAACAACTGCGGGTGGAAACGCTTTCACAGTTGCAGGGAACGTATCAACAAATACCCTACTCAAACTGACACCTGCTTCCGCAGGTCAAGATGGAGATACGGTACGAATTACCTTCCTATACCGTTGAGGTGAGCCACTAATGGCACTATCTCTACGATATGTAGGCGCACGACCCTATACTGAGTTCAGAATAAATGGGCTTACTATTGGGTTTTCAAGAGGCATGGTAAGAGATGATATTGATGAAACTTTTATCACAACTAAGATCATGCCTATGATAGCAAATGGTTCTAAATCATGGGTTGTTGAAGGGGCAGATGCTAAAACTACAAAGACTCAGAAGAAAATGCTTGAAGCATTAGAGCCTGAAGTAGTAGAAGCACCTGTTGTAGAAACACCTGTTGTAGAAGAGGTTGTTGAAGAAGAAGTAATTACTACTCCTGAAGCAGTAACTATGTTAGACGTTGAGGCTCTACTTGAAGCAGAAGGATTTTCTTCTTCTTTGACAAGAGCGCAAATGATGGCATGGTGTTCAGCAAGGGATATTAAAACTGCTAACACATCAACAAAAGCATCTATGACTGATTTAGCCCGCCAATATGTTGCGGGGTCTAACTGATGGCTGATTTTGACATTGACGATGGCATAGGTCGCTATGCAAGTAGAGTTAGAGTAAATCGAAAAATGATTACTCTCACAGCAGACGGAACAAACACGATTACTGAAACCATTCAAATGAATGGAAAAGTAGGCAGGGTTGTTCTTGATGTTAGTAGGCTTACTTGTAATGCAAATGCAGCAACAACAGGAAAATTCAATATATTGATGGATCTGACAGATTCAGCAGGAACACCTTTGAACTACACTTATTGTGATGAAATTGCAAACTTTGATGTTAGAACTGCTGTAACAGGCGCATATAATTTCCAAACATCCGAAGGCGGTAACATGAATGCAGATGGTGGGGCTACAAGTGGACTTCACTTTACTGTAAGCGCACCTGCAAGCATTACTACCGGCGGAAAAACAATTGATGAACCTGCACCGTGGAGTGGACTCGTATGTGGTGCTGTAACATTCAAATTAGAGACTACAAATGGTGTGTTTACTAACGGAACTACTGCAAGAGTTCTTGTAATTCACGAGTAAGAAAAAAAAACAGTTGTTATATAGGATTGCAAATAAGGATTGGTTTGTATGGCACTCACAGTAGCGCAACTTGGCAGAACAAATGTAACAGGCAACAGACTAACTGTTGCTTTGAAAGTAACACCTGACTCCTCATGGTTAGCAGCAGGGGAATCATTAGACCTTACTGCTTATGTTTCTAATATTGAAACAGTCCACATTGAATCTGATATTGGAGGGTATGTTTGGGCATACGATAGATCAGCAAAGAAAATCCTTGCTTACGAAGCAGGGGCAGACGGTGCTTCTCTCGATGCAGTAGCAGACTCCACCGACCTTTCAGGGCAAGAAATATACATCACCGTAACAGGTGGCCGAGCCTAATCGGGGGCTTGTAAATGCCCTCATTAGAATTAGGCGACATTTGCTTTGAAGAAGCACACGAAATAGAACGCCGCCGTAAGGTACGCATGGCTGAAATTGTTTCTGATGATGGGGCAATAGCAGAATCCGAATCTCCGTTCAGTTCTCGTAATCTTGCACAAGCAGCAGATGTAAGAGTAAAACTATCAAAGAGAGAAAGGTTTGATATTCAAAACATAGGTTCGGGTACTAGATGTACCAAGTGCAGCCTTCTACATTTTTGTTGGACACCTCGGTGTGCAGGATGCAATGCAGTAATGGATTACAACTTAGGGAGTTAAGGGGGATGACAAATGCCAAGAGTATTTTCACCGGGGCATAGACCCGACCAACCCCTTTATCCTGATGAATTAGTATATTCAACAGTAGCAAAAGTTGAGTCATTCTTACAATTACCTGCCCCAAGACCTACTGCATTGGCTGCAAATACAAGCACAGGTTCAGAAGGAGGGGTTACAGTAATCAAAATACCAATATCAGGAGAAGATTACAGAAGATGGGGATTCGCAACGGGAGATGTAGTTACAGTATATGATGACGCAGACGCATTAGGCAAATCATACACGCTAACAGGTATTGTATCAGGCGGTGCATCGGGAGTAATTAACCTTAAAGCAACAGATCAAGGTACTGCTTACACAACAGCAAATAGTGCTTATGTTCAACCTACATCAGTATTATCTAACAGTTCACAAAGAGGAATAAGTAAATCACAAGTTGAGACATTAATTAAAAATAAGCAAGATTACATTGACAGGATATGCAGAATGGCTTGGCGACCTAGATTAATAGTAGATGAATATCAAAACTTTACTACATTCAAACCATATCGCCGTAGATACTATACTGACTATGTAGGTGCTGTTTATGTAAGAAACAGACCGATTCAAAGAATTATTAGATTAGGGGTATGGCAAGGAGATGAATATAGAGAATTAGCGTCATCTAAATTAAAATTGAATGTTCAAGATACTCATTTATTTAATGGTACAGATAAAATCTTCTTATGTCCAAATATTGCTCATACTGCTACTTTGACAAGTGGAAGCACAACAAGCACATGGGCAAAGGACTTTGGCTCAAAAACAGTAGCAGGTGAAATTGCTAATTTAATTAACCAAGATGCTCAATCATCTAAGGCTGCAATACAAATAGGAACTATGACTGAAAATGGTTCTGCACTTAATTTAACCCATGAATATCTTGCTACCGCTAATAGTGATGAAGGAGATGGTAAAATTTTAATTAGCAGCACAAGATCGTTAGATGAAGGGAATTCTTCGACTATTGCAGTTACGAATAGTAGTTGTTTTACATATTCATTGGCTAATACTGTATCATCAACAGTTACATCAACAGGTAGCACTTTTGTTTTAAGTGATGCATCAGGGTTTGTGCAAGGAAATGGTTTGTATTATTATGGAACAGGTGCTACAATAAGAGTTGCTAGATGCACAAGAGATGGCAATTCAATAACAATAGCAGATGATCTTACATCATCATTCCAAGCAAATCTAACTAATGGTTTGACAATATCTCAAACTACGTTTGATTGTGATGCTACCGAAGAACAAAGACAAAAGGATTGGTGGTCTATGGAAGATAACGGGGCAATTTTATTCAATAACCAATATCCTTTCTTTGAAAATCACAGCCTAAAGATTTCTTACATATACGGAGAAAGATACCTAGATAAAGCAATAGAAGAGGCTTGTACGAAATTAGTTGCTGTTGATATTATGCTAACAGATGATTATACGGCTATGTTCCCCGAAGGTGCGGCGGGTATTGATTTGAACTCAAAAATACAAAAATTAGAAGAAGAGGTCAAAAGAATATTAATCCCATATCAAGAGGGCATCATAGTAGCAGGTATGGGTGGTTAATCATTGCGTCAGAAGTTGAATATGTTAAGAAAGAACTTGCTGCTCTTAAGCAATTTCAACAGGCAATAGATGCATTTCTTACATCTTACCCTTCTATGAAACAACTTTTAGAAGTCAAAGAAAGAGAAATGGCTGAAGCCGATGGCTTAGAATATACTAATGATGAAATTTCTATGATTGTAGATAAAATCATAATGGGTGGGCCTTTGTATAGAAACATGATTACCGCCCAAGACAATCATAAGAAGGCGGTGAAAGGAAATGGCTGATGCAATCATAGGTCTTAGAAATATTCTAGTAACCAATTGGTCTAAGCCACCTGCACCTTCTATCGAAGATATTGCAGATTTAGATAAAGGAGATGCTAAAAGAGTAAGAATGCTTGATGGCGACATTATTCGTATATTTGAAACAGCACATAATGAAGCACAACCTGAGTTATTGTATGACTATGTAAACGAACACGTCAATATTACAATTGATGTTAGAACCGCACAAAGTAGAGAGAGACTTAGTGAATTAAGAGATGAGGTAAGAAGAATACTTTATGCGTTCCGTAAAGGGGATGGAACTAATTTTGATAGAGTAATATACAAGACAAGAACAGATTTGTCGGATAGAACAAAGAAATTGTTTAGATATACATTACAATGTGAAGTTGTTACTTTTGCATCATTGGCAACATCTGATGATGTATTTGTCAATCCTGCAACGGGGGCAGTAGTTGGTTCTACAACATATCAAACCTATGATGGTGATTTGGCCGCAATAGCAAATCTTACCCCTACTGACGGTCATACAATTATTGGTAATGGCACTACATGGGTTACTTCAGCAGTTACAGGAGACATAACAGGAGTTACTGCGGGTACAGGATTATCGGGGGGTGGTGCATCAGGCGCAGTTACACTAAATGTGGCAGGATTAACCATTTCAGAATTTGCTGCAAATACTATACAGTTGAGTAGTGAATCTTTTGCAGATAACAACACGTCTTTAATGACATCAGCAGCGATTGCGGATAAAATTGAATCCTACGGCTATACAACGCAGGTGGGCGATATTACAGGAGTTACAGCAGGAAGTGGGCTTACAGGGGGGGGAACAAGCGGCACAGTTAGTGTTTCTTTAGATTTGAAAGATGAAGATAACATGGCATCTGACTCTGCAACTCATGCAGCATCTCAACAGTCTATCAAGGCATATGTTGATTCTGAAGTAACTTCATTGATTGATTCTGCGCCGGGTGCATTGAATACTTTGAATGAACTTGCTGCGGCATTAAATGACGATGCATCCTTTTCTTCAACTATTACTACAAGCATAGGTACTAAACTTGCAAAGGCAAGCAATCTATCCGATCTTGCTAATGTAGGAACTGCAAGAAGTAATCTTGGTTTGGGTTCTCTTGCTACATTATCTAGTATAGATATTAATTCTAATACCAATCTTGCAGTATCTGCCCCTATTGTATTAACAGGAGATACGCTATCTCTTGCAGATCCTGCAAATCTTTCTGAATTAAATGAATCAACCGATGCTACTGATGATAAAATACTCCTTTGGGATGAATCGGGTTCAGCATGGAAATACATGACTCTTGATAATTTACAAGATTCAATAGATACTTCTTCAAACGATACAAATACCACTTACAGCATTAGTACCGCAGTATCTAGTGATGATGCAAATATTGTTTTGACCGATTCAAGCGGCACAACAGATACCGTAAAAATTGCAGCCGGAACAAATATATCTGTAAGTCATTCAACAGATACAATTACATTAGCAGCAACCAATACTCAACTATCTACTGAAGCAGTTCAAGATATAATTGGCGGCATGGTTGATGGTGGAACGGAAACAAGAATAGGAGTTACCTACGATGATACTAGCGGAAAAATTAACTTTGTTGTAGATGACATGACAGCAGACACTAACACCTTCAGAACAATAACAGCAGGAGGCAACACATTAGGTGCTAGTGAGACTTTAGCGTTTACAGCAGGGTCTAACGTATCAATAAGTGAATCAGGTGGGGCAGTTACCATTACTTCTACTGATACCAACACTCAATATTCTGTTGGAGATGGAGGACTCACTCAAAACAATTTTACTGATGCTCTTAAATCAAAATTAGATGGTGTAGAAGCGTCTGCCGATGTAACAGATACTGCTAACGTAAAATCCGCATTGGGAAGTGCAATAGGGGGTAATGCACTTCAAATTGGAGATGGTAGCACGACTACTACATTTCCCGGTTCAATTGTAGTTACAGGAACTACAACTACAAACCATGTGGAAACGGTTTCGACATCTAATGGTGTTGTCTTTGAAGGCTCTAATGCAGATGACAATGAAGTAACTCTCAAGGCGGCAACAGTAAGTGCTGATCGAACAATTACTTTGCCTGACTTAACAGGAACGGTTGCATTAACAAGCCAACTCACATCAGATACTAATACTCAAAATGTGTTTACTTCATCGTTTGTTGATTCGACTAATGACATCTTATTACGTTTAACTAAAAGTGGTGCAAGTAGTGGAACACAAGATATTAAGTTTGTAGCAGGAACTAATGTTACTTTGACTCATACCGATGCTAACAACATAACAATTGCATCTACTGATACCAATACTGAATATTCAGTAGGAGATGGCGGTTTAACACAAAACAATTTCACTAATACCCTCAAAAGTAAATTAGATGGTATCGCAGCATCAGCAAATAATTATGTTCATCCTAATCATAGCGGTGAAGTAACCTCTACTGCTGATGGGGCTACTGTCATAGCATCCAATGTTGTTGATGAAGATAATCTAAAAGTTACTAACTCTCCAACAGATAATCATCTTCTAAGTTATGATTCTGCAAGTGGTGGTTTTACTTGGGTTGCAGCAGGTGCAGGTGGAGAAAACAATCAAAATGCTTTCAGCACCGTAGCAGTATCAGGGCAAGATAACGTAGTCGCAGATGCCGCTACTGATACACTTACGTTTGCCGCAGGTTCAAATGTAACTATTACTACTACGGCAGGTAGCGACACGGTTACTTTTGCGTCTGCTGATACTAACACTCAATTGACTCAAGAACAGGTTGAAGATTTTGTCAATGGTCTTATTGTAGGCGGAACAAATGTTACCGCTACTTACGATGATGCGGCAGGAACACTAACACTTTCTTCTACTGATACTAACACCCAATTAAGCACCGAAGCGGTACAAGACATTGTAGGGGCTATGTTAGTAGGTACGGAGACTAGAATCGGTGTAACGTATGATGATACTAATGGAAGAATTAACTTTGTAGTAGATGATATGACAGCAAATGATAATACATTCAGAACTATTACAGCAGGTGGTAATACGCTTGGCGCATCAGAAACACTTGCTTTTACTGCGGGTTCTAATGTAACTATAACAGAAAGTGGTGGTGAGGTAACAATAGCCTCAACAGATACAAATACAAACACTCAACTATCTACTGAACAAGTTCAAGATATTGTAGGCGGTATGTTGGTTGGTACTGAAACAAGAATCGGCGTAACCTATGACGATACAAACGGCAGGATTAATTTCGTAGTAGATGACATGACGGCAAACACTCAATTGACATTACTTGATGAAGATAATTTTGCATCAAATAGTGCTACGGCAGCAGCAAGCCAACAATCAATTAAAGCATATGTAGATGCTGAAGTATCAGGGTTAGTTGATTCAGCCCCAAATACTTTGAATACATTAAACGAATTAGCAGCCGCTTTGGGTGATGATGCTAGTTTTGCAACTACTATCTCTACTTCATTAGGTGAAAAATTAGTAAAAGCAAGCAATTTATCTGATTTGCCTAATGCAGGTACTGCTAGAAGTAACTTAGGATTAGGAACGGCTTCGACATTAGCGGGTGATGGTGCTGTTGCTAATGGCAATGCAGGGCTAGTTACAGGAGATGTTGTTTTTGATTACATAGCAGCGCAAGGTTTTGGAACAGGCGGGGGAGACATAACAGCAGTAGTTGCAGGAACGGGATTATCGGGCGGGGCTACAAGTGGTTCAGCAACTGTAAATCTTAATCATTTAGGTATTCAGTCATTATCTGATCCCGGCGCAGATAGATTACTCATTTGGGATGACTCCGCAGGGGCTATCGTTTTCGCTACCCCTAATGATAATCTTGCAATAAGTGGCACTAACGTAAATGCAACAGACACTAACACCGATACACAACTTACAACAGAACAAGTTCAAGATATAGTCGGTGGTATGCTTGTTGGAACAGAAACAAGAATAGGGGTCGCTTATGATGATACTAATGGTCGCATTAATTTTGTTGTAGATGATATGACAGCAAATGACAACACGTTTAGAACAATTACGGCGGGCGGGAATACATTAGGATCAACTGAAACTTTGGCGTTTACAGCAGGAAGTAATGTAACAATAACCGAATCCAATGGTGCTGTAACAATAGCATCTACTGATACCAACACCGATACACAACTTACAACAGAACAAGTCCAAGATATTGTCGGTGCTATGTTCTCTAGTAATACTGAAACAAGGGTAGCGG